TTCAGCAGAACCTGCAATGAATGAAAGCGAAATAAAACTTAGGAAATATATTCGTACACGTCTTGAAGAAAAGGCTGGTTTGAGAAAAGCAAGTCTTAATGAAGGTAAAAAATCACCAACATTAAAGAAACTTGACGAAGTTATTGACAAGCAATTCAAATTATATGAATCTGTAAGTAAAAAAAAAATTAAAGTAGTTACAGAATCGATTGAAGAAGGAAGGGTTGGTGATATTGTTGGTGGAGTGATTAATAAATTTAATCAATCAATGGAAGGTGGATTTAAAAAGCAGAGTGTGTTGAAGCAATCAATTGAAGCAGACCCAGCAAATGCAAAAAGTGCACTTTATAAAGCATACCAACAGGAGATAACATATAATGCTGGAACTGGAACATTTATTAAACAAGCAACTCCAGAAAATGCACTTGAAGTAGCACAACAAGCAGCAAGTGACCCAGATGGTTTAGGTAAAATAACCCAACAAAACGGTGTACTTGTTTACATACCAGTAAAAAATGTTAAAGAATAATTAAATTTAAACAATATAAAGAACCGAACTAAAAATAGTTCGGTTTTTTTGTAACTAATTGTTTTATTATTCGTATAATTGCATATGAAAAATAATGTCAGAGAATATCAGACGCTAAAATTTTTTAGGGGTAGGGAAAGAAATACCAAAGAAATGCAAAGGCTTGCTGACGCAGGATTAGACTTTGAATATCGTAGATTGCTTATCGAAGAAAACGAATATGATATGTATATTGCATTCAGTAAACAGATTATTTGGAAAAGAATATCGTGGACATTACTTTTAATGTCAATTTGTTTTATACAACATCCCGTTGCACTATTTGCTTTATTGGGATTAGCAATATTGTCACAATTTTTTTCTTATTTAAATAAAAGATTTTTTCAATTTGTTATGAGAGGTCACAATCTCGCATTAGGTATTGTTGAGGGTGTGATTTTCGATAAATATGGTGTTTCATTCCGATAAATTCTTTTATCTTTATCTGTATTTATAAAAAATTACATCATGGAATACGAAGACGGTAAATTAAAACTTATTTACGTATTGAAAATTGGATATAATTCTAAGGATGAGGGATTATATGAGTTTATATTTTCGCTTGATGATACCAATATTGATATTGAAGGTTGGTGTTGGGATATCGTACCTGCGTGTGATAATGCATTACCGCCAACCGAAGAATTTATTAACGCAATCTTTAGTTTAAAAACCAATTCTTTTGATTTATTCTGTCTTCATGAAGCAGTTGACAGACCATATATGCATGGTTATCACACAATACATGCATTAGCGTATGAGGTTGAAAAGAAAGATGAAAACGGTTATAGTGATTATGATAAAATGTTTAATGGAGAGAATGATGATATTCCCCTATTGGTTCTTCATTATGGCATGACCTTATCTAAAGTTAAAGATTTGCTTAATGCAAGGAAAATCATATTAAAAAATAATGAATTCGTTGAAACGTCTTCTTTGAGATTTTAACGTATTTATATCTGCCCATCTTACCAGATTCGGAAGAAGGGGTTTCGAGGCACGATAATTCAAGATAATTACCTTGCCTTGCGGTTTTTTAAGTTCATCTTACCATTTGGAAGAAGGAAATCGAGACACGACAGTACCAGATTATTGTCGTGTCTTGCGATTTTATGGGGTAGCAGTATTTATTATAAAAATTTATAATGAGTATTGACCCCAACTTAGATATTACTTCCGATAAGGACGAATTATTTCCTGACCACGTACCAGTCATTCCTTATGATGCAATAAAGGAAAAAGAAAAAGAAGAACAAAGAAGAATAGCGAAAGAACTCAGGAAGAGTTTAGGCAATATTGAACCAATCATCGTAACTGCAAGTGGTGGTGTAAAAAAAGCAAATGAATTAACTTTTAATGAACAAGAAGATGAAGTTGTTCGCTGTGCATCAAATCCAATATATTTTATTGAAACATATTTAACAATCTTTGACCAAACACAAGGTGTTGCGGGTCTTATTGTTCCATTTAAGTTATTTGACTTTCAAGTTGATTTAATTAATTCATATAGGGAAAACAGATTTGTTGTAGCAAACAAATATCGTCAGGCTGGTATCACAACTACTACTTGCGCATATATTGCTTGGTATGTGATGTTCAATAGAAACAGACAGGTTGCTATCATTGCCGACAAACTTGAAACTGCACGTGATGAAATTATGAATGACGTTGTTGATTTTATTGAGGGTTGTCCAGCATGGCTTAGACCAAAAACTGGTAGAAATACTGAAAAAAATCTTAAAGATACACAGAAATTAAAAGTCTATGATAATAATTCTAAATTAGGTGCTTTCTCATCTAAAGGTCTTCGTGGTTATACTCCAACATTATTATTCTGGGACGAAACTGCGTGGACAGAAAAGGGCGATAAGTTCTGGACATCGGCACAGCCAACACTACAAACTGGTGGTGCTGCAATTATGGTTAGTACGCCTTCGGGTCTCGATGCGGTGTTCTACAAAACATTCATGGGTGCAAGAAGTAATGATAATAATTTCAAACCAGTTGAACTTTGGTGGTTTAATGACCCAAGATACAATAAGGAATTGTGTTGGTTAAAAAACAAAGGTAAAGAAACGGAAAAAAGATGGGTTGATGAGAATTGGAATAATAAGAGAAGAATTGAATTGATGGATGATGGTTGGGAAGCCAGTTCACCTTGGTTCGAAGACCAAATTAAGAACGCAAATGGTGATATGCGTAAAATCGCACAAGAATTATTATGTTCATTCTTAGGTTCTGGTGATAATTTTATTGCTGAAGAATATCTTAAACGTATTCAGGAACATGAAGTTTTACCACCAATTAAACAAGAATATATTGATAAAAATATGTGGATTTGGGAAGACCCAATTGTTGGTGAAACATATATAATGGCAATAGATGCGTCACCGGGTCATGGTGAGGATAATTCAACAATTAATATACTTAAAACCGTAGAAATTATTGAGGAAAAGATAATTACAAAGAATGGTAAAACTAAAAAAGTTAAAATAAAGAGACATAAGGTTGAACAAGTTGCAGAATATTATGGTAAAATAGCACCACAAATGCTTGCAGAAATTGCATACCAATTTGGTATAAGATATAACAAAGCATATTGTGTGGTGGATATAACTGGTGGATATGGTGTACAAACAATTGAAAAATTGCTTGAAATTGGTTATGAGAATATTCACTATGCGGAAGTAACACATAAACCAAGTAGGGACAGATTACAAGGTTATATTAGAAAAGGTCAAAAGACAATGAATGATGGTGCGGTAATGAACGTTGACCTTATCCCCGGATTCTTCATTGGAAACAATCGTGCATCGGTTGTTCTTGAAATGCAAAGAGCAATACATTTAGAAGACGTTTTGATACATTCAGTGAGATTGCTGAATGAACTAAAAACGTTTGTTACCGTCCCCGGTAACCGAGTGGCTGACCATAAGCGTTCTTTCCACGATGATTCAATTATGGGATTATCAATTGGTTTATACGTATTGAATTTCGATATGGTACGTTATAAGCAAAGTAAAGGTATAACCGAAAAAATGTTAAATGCAATTATCACCAATAATGAAATGGGTGAAATTGGAAGAAGATTAAATAGTGGTGGAACTAAAACACATAGACCTATGATTTCACCTAACAGTGTGTCACCATTAAATCCATATATTTCACATTCTTGGTTATTTGATGGATTGAAAGAGAAAAAGAAAAATTAATTTGTATTTATAATTAGCGACTTTTCAAAAAAATCACAGTATTTATAAAAAAGTATAAAAAATTATAAAAATGGCTGACAACGAAAAAAAGGGAACAGTATATCAACAACTTAATCAATTCTTAAATCTTGGTGGCTTTGATACTCCAGATAAACAATCAAATGTATCTGCAAGCACACCAGCAAAAGAATCTAAAGTTATTATAAAAGGTAACTCTCCCGAAGAAATACATAGAAAGGGTCTGGAGTTAGAACAGAAAAGAGACCTACAGAATAAATTTTTTAGAACCACAGATAGAGGTTTTCAAAAGGCATTACAATATGAAGCAGCCAGACTTCCAGCATATATTGACTATGAAGGTATGGAATATTACCCAATCATTTCAAGTGCCTTGGATTTATTTATGGAAGAAAGTACAACCATTGGTTTGAATGGTAAAATGTTAAATATATATTCTAATAAAGAACGTATAAAAACTTTATTGGAAGAATTCTTTTTTGATACTGTCAACGTAAATGTTAACTTACCATTCTGGGTAAGAAATACTGTTAAGTACGGTGATAATTTTGTTTTATTATATGGTGAACGCAAAAAAGGTGTTACACACGTAAAACAATTAGTTAATTATGAAATTGAAAGATTCGAAAGAATCCAGAACGGCAAACCTTTGGTGAAATTCAAAGAAAGAATGACTGGTGACGAATTCAATGTGTTTGAAATTGCCCACTTTAGACTATTGGGCGATGATAAGTACTTACCATATGGTTCATCGGTACTTAATAAAGTTCGTAGAGTATTTAGACAACTTGTTATGGCAGAAGATGCCATGCTTACCTATCGTATTATTCGTGCTGGCGAGAAAAAGGTATTTAAAATTGACGTTGGAAACATTGACGAAGATGATATTGAAGAATATATCTATAAAGTTGCTACTAAGTTCAAAAAAACTGCACAGGTAGCACCAAATGATGGACAAATTGATTATCGTTTCAATATATTGGGTAATGATGAAGATTATTTCTTGCCAGTTAGAAATGCAAATACACAAACGGGCATTGATACGCTCCCCGGTGCTCAGAATCTGGATGCTATTCAAGACATAGAGTACCTTCGTGATAATTTATTTATTGGTTTAGGTATTCCAAAACCTTTCTTATCATTCCAAGATGCTGCTGGTGCGGGAAAAAATATGGCTCAGTACGACATAAGATTTGCTAAAAAGATTAATCGTATTCAACAAGCAATGATTCAAGAACTCAATAAAATGGCAATGATACATTTATATCTATTGGGTTATACTGGTGAAGACTTGAGTGATTTTACTTTAACATTAACAAATCCTTCAACACAGCAAGAATTATTGAAAGCCGAATTGATGCGTGAAAAAGCACAAACATATGCTGAGTTAACACGTGCCGAAGCAGGTATTGCTGCAATGTCGCATACTGGCGCAAAACGTTTGATATTTAACATGAGCGATAGAGAAATTGTAAATGATTTGAAACAACAGAAAATGGAAAAGGTTGTTATACAAGAACTTCAAGATTCTCCAGTCACAATTAAGAAGTCTGGATTATTTACAGATATTGATGCCAGATTTGGTGAACCAATTGGTGCAGTAATGGGTGCAGTACCGAGTGGTGGAACTGAAGGCGGTATGCCACCGATGGGTGGCGGTGCTCCTGCTGGTGGTGCTCCTATGGGCGGTGGCGGTATGCCACCTGAAGGTGGTGCTCCTGCTGGTGGTGCTCCTATGGGCGGTGGATTACCCCCAATGGGCGGTGCTCCTGCTGGCGGTGCTGGTGCTCCACCAATGGCTGAAGGTAAGTCTTTATTAAGTGAAGAGGAATATAATGCACATCTCGAAAAATTAGTATTTGGTTCAACGGTTGAACCTGACCGAAAGAATGAAATTAAACGTAAAGAGGTAATTAGGGAAAATGATGAGATGAATGAAAACTTAAATAAAAATGCTCAAACTATGATTAACGAAATTGATGCTTTATTACTAAATAGCGACAGCATTAACGCAGAACAAAAAATCAATGAATCAGAAACTATTGATTTTGAATCCATTGAAAATATAGATTTAAATGAAAATTAATATGTATCACAAAATAAACGTTTATAACTAATTACAGTATTTATAATAAATCGATAAAATTATATGAAAAGTATCAATATAGGAATTGTTAATCTAATAGTTTCCAAGAAATTAAAGGACGCTTACTTCAGTAATGCTTTAATTGAAGAATCGAAACAATTGACAAATGATTTTTTCAGTGTTGTAAAAAATTCACCGATTTTGCAATTAGAATTTAAAGTGTTTAATAACATTGAAAATAAACATATTGAAAATGATTTAGTTGCCACACGTTATATTGATAATAACATTAAGTTGTTCGAAGTCTGGACACTTAAAGAAATTGAAGCCGAACATCAGAAATTGAAATCATTTCTTACCGAAGACATTCAGGTTGATGATGATAAAGTTCAATTATATATTGCCATCGGTAACCTCATTAAAGAGTCTTTAAGCAATAGTGAAGATGTTGATGTTGATAGTATCCACGAATCATTCACATTGGTCTTAAATCATGTTAAAAGCGTAAGGAAAAGTCTTATTGAAAGTGTGAATGTCGAAAATATTAATGAAGACATTAATGAAGATGTTATTGAAATAGCAATTAATAAATTTAACGAAAAATACGAATCGTTAAACGAAGACGATAGAACTTTATTCACCAAACTTATTAGGTCAAATGAAACTGAAAAACAAGAACTTCTCGAATCACATAAAACCGAAAGTTTAACTTTGCTTGAAACAGTTAATAAAGAAAGTGCTAAAGATAGTATAACTAAAGCAATTCAAAAGATTAAAGAAATGAAATTTAATCAACAAACAGTTGATGACGACATCATTAGTTTGCATGAACTCAAAAAGGGCATATTGTAATTATTTACTTCCAGCCTTACTATACAACAAATTTGTGCCATCAGTATTTGCCTTCACGGGGTCGAATTGTGATTTGGGTGTTGTCATTCCCAATGGAATTCCAAAATTATCTTCTAATGTTTTAAAAATTTTAAAAACATAATTAATTCCTTCATCCTTATACCCCGCTTTTTCATTTGCAATACAATGATTTATTGAATCTGGATATGTTGCTTTGGCATGACCATATCCCCTGCTATATCCAAATAATGTAACGCTTGCTAATGGTTGTGGGTTTTTGCCACCACTCTTTTCGTTATTTAACATATGTTCAGTAATATACTTCATATATCTGAACTGCGCTTTTATCATTATTTTTGGATTATCAATTACGTTTTGAAATAAAATTGCTCTATTTGCTTTACCTTGGCTGCTCGATAATAAGTATGTGTCATTATTCGTTTTATCGCCATTAATGTTGACTTGTAATGCTGCTATTTCGGTATTAGTTATTTTCCATTTATCCCAAGTTGATGTGGAAGCACCTTTCGGTATTTTATTTGCAAAAATTATATCACATATTGTTGCGGTAGTAAATTGACTAATTCCTGCAGCATCGCTTGTTAATGGATATGCCCACACTCTAAATCCAGATTCCGCAATTGTTTGTGCAGCAATAATATTGGCATTCATTTCAAACAGTTTACCATAATCGTCATACCATTTAATCAATTCTTCACCCAATTGTTGATTTGCAGTAATTAAATTTCCATTATTATCTTTTGCTTTTGAAGTCCAAGTTATGATTGTGTTTTTCCATGCATCATAAACAGATTGAAGTGTAGCAGGGGGTTTAGAATAAAAATACGGCAATACCGCATTTGGATTATAGGTGATTTTACCATAATCATTTTCACTACTACGGGTAATCCTACCAACAAGCAATGAATCTCCATTGCCTTTACATATGTTTCTTATGTGCGCTTTACCCTTTTCTTTTAATGGTTCGTATGTCATGATTATTGAATGTTAAAGTTATACATTGAATTATATTTTGCATTATCTGGTACAGTACTGCTGTCACCAAAATTTATGGTCATGTCGGCAGCAGACATGTTGGCGATGCTTGTGTCATTAGAATCACCACCTTCAAATCCCATGATAGATGCTGGATTAATTACTCTTGGCACTGGATATCTTGAAATTTTTGTGCCAGAAAAACTTGTCATCATTTTATTTGGCTCAATTGTATGCTCAACAGTTAATATAATATAAGCACCATTAAAAAGCGGTACGTTTTCTAACTGAAAATATTGTGTTGGTTGAATCATAGCGTTACCCAAACCAGTGATAGTTGCCTTATATGCTCTGTTTTCATATAAGTTATATAAATTCTGACCTTTAGGTATTGGTGCGTTCGCTTTATTATCACCAGCCAATCTCGCTAATATTTGAATTGATTCATTTGTTTCTGGATATTCTTTACTATCAATTTTTATATCACTAAACATCGATTGATTTTGTTCACCAAATCTTACTCTAAATGCCCTTACTCTTCTCCAAGGAAATAATGGATTTCCATCAGTTTGGCTCTTATCTTCTTCGGAATATGTATTTCGGTCTGCTGATGTACCAAAATCAACTGGCGGGTTGCTATCAAAGTTTTCAATTCCATCATCTTTAAACCCATTACCAACATTATTTGGATAACTTGCAGTACCACCAATATACATACAAACAAATGCTGGTTGCGTTTCGACTTTGTTACTAACGTCAATTTTAAACGATTTTTCCCAATTAGCATTACCATTATCTCTCACAGTACCATCATTATTTGTAATAATATATGTCATAAAGTTTTGTATTGGAAAGAATTCAAATCCATTTAATGACAATAGTTGCGACAATGCGCTAAAAACCGAAAGATTTGGGTCTTCGAACATTTGCCCCAAAATCTCCGCATTTATTACAGTATTACCAATTGGATTCATTGCCCTGTCAACAAAAGCAAAAGAATCGATTAAATTTTTACCCACTGGATTAAACGGAAAACCAGTTGTTTTAATATCAATTGGATTTGAAATCCATTTATCGTTAATGTTTTTAAACGAGTAATATGTTTGTGTTATAATGTCTTCATCACCCGATGTTTTATCTCTTTCTTCTTGTTCTTTTTTCAATTTATCATTATTAGTGGCAAGTAAGGTTCTCATTTCACTAATAAAACCACTAAAAAAACTGTCATTAACGGTTTTCATTGTAGAAGATGTGTCATTCAGTGTTTTTAATGAAGTAAAATTAACCTTTCCGCTACTTTTTTGAAACGTTAATTCACTAAAATTAATTATGTTGGTTCTACTAATTAAGGGTATAATTAAAGAACTGAAATATGCTCCAGTGTTTTCAGTTTTTTTATCTCTATCAAACAAATAAAATTTATAGGCATCTTGTCTTTCAAATAAATCAGCATTTGCTCCCGCTTTTGCTTTTGCAGCATCATACAAAAGTTTTGCATTATCTAAAAGACCACCATATTCACCTTGTTTAAATGTATCATATTTGAACTTAAATGTTTGTTTGTCAACTACAGATAAATTGTTTTCAATATCTGCAATATCAGCAAAAATGTGCAGTCCTGAATTATTAATTTTTTTTCCACCGCCAGCAGTAAAAAAAGTTTTCAATCTATTATATAGTGATGCAGTTCCACCGTCCTTTGCTCCAACCAATGCGCCCATGTATAACGGTAAATATTCTGGAACAACAACTGCTGCGGGTACGCTAAATATAAATTCATTTAAATATCTTGGAAACTCATTAAATGGACTCATTGTTTCACCAAAATTTGATAAATATAAAACTGCACGTAAATCTTTATCATTTAAAAAGGCATTATCTGCAAAAATTTCGTCACCATATAATGCTAATTCTCTTATCCATGAATCAGTGATATATGAAAACGAGAGGCTACCCAAGTCAACTGGATTAGCAGGTAATGCTTCCATATCTTTAAAATATTTATTACCGTCCGCTACCAACCCCTCAATCGATTCTAATCTATTTCTTTTTTCGGTTCTTCCACCACTATCATAACTAACAACCGATTTGCTTGGATTGTCCTCATTATATGTCAATGTCATACCGCCACCTAAAAATCTTGTGCCTAATTTAATACCAGAAACATCTTTATATGGACTATTTGGCATATCGTCATCGATATAATAAACATTTTCTTTTGTTATACCATACGATGCTTTTGCTGGTTTAAGAAAGGCAATTACCTCAAAAAATGTTTTCGTCTTTTGTTTAGCAAGAAATTTATCAATTGGTTTACCCGAATTATCAGGAACAGTTATCGATGAAATACCCTCATCATTGAGCGCAAGTCCAACATATGCAGGATTTGTTTTATCAACATATGCGGGTAGATTACTATCAGATGTATCAATTACATCCTTTGTATCATCACTATAATTAGTGATGCCATTTTTTGGGTCATTTAAAAATTTATAAAATTCTGTTATGTCGCCAAATGTTTTACTGCTTTCATTCAACAAATCGCTAAGTTCTTTATTTTTAACAGATGCAACTAAGTTTGCTGCTTCAGATGTTGAATATAATTCGATATATGATTTAAGTCGTTTTGTGCTTGTATCGCCATTTGTGCCATAAAAACTCGATGGTATTGCATTCTGTGTTAATATATAAAATCTATCTAATAATATTTGATATACCTGAGTTAAATTTTTTACACCAAAATATGGACTTGAAGTATTTGTAGATGCCAATAAAGAATCAATGGGTGATATTGGTATCCAGTCTATTCTACCGTCAGCGTCTTCTTTTGCCTTCAAGTTCATTTGTTCATTAAACTGTTCTTGTTTGAAGAATGTAGTAATGAAGTCATTAACCAATGTAATCTCAGGAAACGGTTCAGGTAATTGTTTACTGATTTCAATTGGCGCAATTCTCACTTCTCTTTTTCCACCAGATACGTTTTCGGTTTTATACACCAACGGAAATGAAAATATTTTATCCGTAGTGTCACCGTATTCTCCACTGAGAATTATTTTTTTATAATCAGGAATATTGTGTTTGTTTTCCGCATCAATTGATGTATTTCTTATTTTATCAAAAAATTTATCAACATCATTTAATATTATTCTAAATATGTTATATATCGTTGGCATCATGCCAAGATTTTCAATTATCATGTTATTAATCTTAGTGCTGATTGTTTTAGTAAGTGCTGCTCTTTGTGTTTTTAATTCGTTTCTCTTTCTAAATAATTGCAAATAATATTCAGTAACATCAATTCCAATGTATTTTGTTGATGGACTGCTGTTTTGTTTTATTGCCATATTATATGGGTTGCTGAAAGTTCTGGGTTTTAGTATGCTGTTTTCATCACTTTTATTAATGTCAAGTAATTTTCTTCTATATTCACTCAATGTTGTGTCACATTTGTTTGTATTAGAAGTATCTACAGCAATAAACAATGGATTTCCATCAGCATCCTTATTGACTTTACCAAACGCATATGATATAAAAAGTCTTTGATTTGGATTAGTTGGAAATGATTTAACTGGATATGCCGACATAACTACTTTATCGTAATCCAATAAAGTACCTAATGGTGTCACTATATCATATTCATTTTCGCTGCTGGTTTGGGTGTTGAATAACGAACTTGCCATTAGTGCATTTACTGAAGTCGGTTTGGTTGTTGTTCTATTTACCATCATTAAGTATGCTCTACCTAAATCATTTAAATGACCTTGATAGTCAGCCAAAAGTGACATTGATTGGGTATTTTTTGCAAGTTCACTAAGTGTAGCATCGTATTTTTCGGTTTCACTGCTGCTTTTAATGAATTTCGCAATTGCAGAATATAGGTTTTTTAATTTTAATATTAATTCATAAGTACAACTTGGTTGCGTGTATGGTGATGGAGTAAGCGAAATCTGTGTGTTTGGGTCCATCAACGGAAAGTTGGTCACATATCTAAGCAACACATCAGTTAATGGTGCATATGTTACTGCAATAAACTGTGCATCAATAACGAAGTTGCCGTTTTCAGCCTTAAACTCAGATGTATATTTAACAAGATGTAATTGATATTTCAACGCCATACCATAATATCCTTTTATTGTAAGGTTAAATATTGGTGGTGGAAAATCAAATATTATTCTATATGGTGAGTTTTCCTGATTAAAAAATGCCAAGCCTCTTATATCAACAAACTGAATATTAATTTGTGGAACAAATGAAGAATTAATTACAACCTTAATATTACTCATTCCAAATCCTTCATATTGAACCTTACCGCCAGTGCTGCCATCATAATAATTCGTTGTAAAATTTAAATAATTTGGATTACCATTTTCTTTATTTTGATTTGTTCCCAAAAAATTAACTTTCTTAGTGTCTTCCAATCCCGTTGTAACCACATTAAGTCCACCATTTTCACTCATCATTTCCAATACGGTTCTTCCTTTTCGAACTGCAGTTAATTCAGCAAAAATATACATATCCTGATATTGCGGGATACTATTAATAATGTTAGGGTTGGTGTTTACGCTGTTGGGGTCGATAAGATTTACATTATTTGCCATTCTTCTGGTTTTTACTATAAATACGGTGCGATAAAAAACATAATTTAATTATTGCTAATTGTGTTATTTAAACTATTTATTAGAAAAGTAATTGAAATGATACTACAACAAATTGCTGCCACAGATGCTACTCTTATGCATCAATATATTATCATAGGAATGATTGCATTTTGCATACTTATATTTTCATTCACATTTATTGCCCTTATGAAAACATTGAAAAGGAAAAATGCTGAAATAAAATTGATGCAACAACAGCATGTTGCCAAGGTTGATGCGGTGAGAAAAGAGCATTCAGACACATTAGAAAAAATAAGATTAGAAATGTTGAAGCGTGAAGAAGAAAGAACTCGTCAATGGATGGAATCAGAAAAAGAAACTTTACATGTATTGAATGGAGTTTCAACTTTATTGGATTTAAGTGAAAAGATTGGCAGAGTAGAATCTGAGAAAATATTAAAAGTACTCGATACGATATATGCTGACGTGAAAAAGGTAAATGATTTTAGTTTTACTTTAGAAGCATTATCAATTATTAAAGAAAAGGTTGAAATATTGTCAGTGGTTAAAGAAAAGGTTGAAAAACTTGAAATAATTAACGAAAAGATAGGTGTGTTGGATGTGATTAAGGAAAAGATAGGTGTGTTGGATGTGATTAAGGAAAAGATAGGTGTGTTGGATGTGATTAAGGAAAAGATAGGTGTGTTGGATGTGATTAAGGAAAAGATGGGTACGCTGGATGTGATTAAGGAAAAGATGGAAAATTTAACATTACCAAAATAATTTCAATTATCATGAATAAATTAGAAAAACTCAAAGAAGTTAATCTTCAACTTGCTAATGTTTTAAAGGAATTAGAAACACGTATATTTATCGAAAACGTTGAAGATGTTCGAGAAAAGAAAAGCGTTAAGGAAAAGCCGAATATTCTTTTTGAATTAAAACAACAAGCATAACTATTTATACATAAAGATATTTAACATGGGTAAGATATTACAAAGAGGCGAAACGGGATTTGGAATTTTAATTGAACATGACGCTGGTTTTATTAGTTCGGAAATTAACAAAGATATTCTTAACGAAAATTTTGAACTCAAGCCAAATGAGCCTGTTTTGGTTAATTGCATATTACAGAAGTGGGGAGTAAAGAATAAAAACGGTAGAATTTATCCAAAAGATGTTTTATTACCACAAGTTCAGATATACCAAGAATTGGTTAATACCAATAGTGCTGTTTCAGAAGCCGACCATCCAGATTCAAGTATAATTTCATTACAGAATATCTCGCACATGATTACAAAAATGTGGTGGGGAACTGGTGATAAAGAAAATGTATTGTATGGACAATTGAAACTTATTGTATCACCGGGGTACATTAAATATGGTGTGGTTTCCGTGATTGGCGATAAGATAGTTCTCTATTTACAAAATAAAATAAAATTAGGTATTTCATCTCGTGGAGTTGGTACGCTTAAAGAAATTAGTGGTGAAAATCTTGTACAAAACGACTTCGAATTGATTGGTTTTGACTTAGTTGCCACTCCAAGTACCCCGGGTGCATATTTGTTTCCCGAAAAACAGGGTAGTGTTGGGTTTGGCGAGACTTATGTAAATAAGAATGGTATTTATCTTAAGGAAGAAGATGATAAAATATTAACTGCAGTTAATAAGTTCTTATTATAATGGAATTTATGATTGCGTAATATAAGTATAAAATTTTGGAAAAGCAAGAAAAATAAGGATGTTTTTATAAAAAAAATTGCTTTTTCACAAAAATAATGTATTTATATAAAAATTATAGTATTAGATACGACACAAAAAAATGAAAGACGATAAAAAATCGATAGTAAAAGAAGCCTTGGTTGATTATAAAGATATCCAACAGGCTGCGGATGCTAATGCTAAGAAAAGATTAGCCGATGAATTCCCAAAGGAATTCAGCAATATATTAAAAGAAGAATTACAAAATAAAAATAAATCAGTCAAAGAGTCTTATAAAAAAGTAGACAGTGCTGAATTAAAAAATGAATCAGATATGAAAAATTTAACTAAAGAGACCGTAAAGGTTGTTGATACAATTGGTGATGGCGACCCTTTTGACAAAACTGCCAAAGGTGCAAAAAAAATTGAAGAACTTAAAGCAACGAAACCCTTCACAGACAGTCCTAAAGGAGTAAAAAAACTTGAAGAAGAACGTGAAAAGGATTTCATGGGCGATGTTGAAGCAAAAACCCCTAATCAGGGTAAGGGCGAAGCAGCAAAAGGTAAGGTATTTAATGAAAAACTTAAAGGACCTTCTTCAGGCAAACCAATCTCTAACTTGAAAGAGGAAGTTAATATATCTGAACTTGATATGACTGGTATTGGCGAAGCATTAGATGGTGCTGACAATCAAGACCAATTCATTTCTCTCGAAGAAATTGAAAAAGAAATTACATCTATGGAAAACTTAGGTGAAGAACTTGGTGGTCAAACACAAGTTGGTAGTCCATTCGAAAAACTCACTGAAATGAGAAATGAACTTGATGAAATACTTCAAAGCATGGGAACAGTTGGTGAGCAAAAAAATAATGGTGGACGTGGTGCTAATCAGGTTACCCCGGGCGGTCCGACCAGAGATAAAATCGTAGAATTTGGAATGGAAGAAATGAAAAATAATGGTGGACGTGGTGCTAATCAGGTTACCCCGGGCGGTCCGACCAGAGATAAAATCGTAGAAATTGGCTTACAGCCAGACGAAATGAGTCCTGCAGAATTTGGTAGTGTTGCTGAAAATCAGCAAGAACTTCCAATTACTGACGAAGAAATTAACGAAGTTTTGGGTGGCATGGACGCACCCGTTGATGAAAATAAAACAAGAACATTAGCAAACATGAAAAAAATGACAGCAACTGTTCCCGGTAAAGAATACGCTGGTGACGGTGCAGTTAATAAAATGCGTGGTGGTGTTCAAGAATCACAGAAAAAGATTAGTAGTTTAATTGAAGAGAACAAGAAATTGACTAAGAAGTTAAACGAAACTAAGAAATATAAAGAATCCGTTACTGGATTAGTTGAAAGTTACAAATCCGCACTTGACAAGTATCGTAGTCAATTAAAAGAAATGGCAGTTTTCAATACCAATTTGGCTCATGTAAATAACCTATTGGTAAATGAAGAATTGGCGTTAACACAAGAGGATAAAATTAAGATTATCAATGAATTTAAAAAAGTTGATAATATCGCTTCGTCACAGAAAGTGTATAAAAATTTCCTTACAGAAATGAAAACAGGAAAGAAAACACTTACTGAAAGTATTGAGAACAAAGTATCTGCTTCTATACAGCCGTCCTCAAAACAAAAACTTGATGAAGTTGTAGAAAAAACTGCTTATGCCGATGATAAACACATTCAGAAAATGAAGAGAATCATCGAAACAATCGAGCATAGAGGCAAAAAAATAATTAAGTAAAAAATTAAAAAATTTATAAAATGGGATTTTTAATGGAAAGTGCGGAAGTTGGCAACATTGGCTTGAAACAACTCCGTGAACAAAGAGAAATAACTACAAATCGTTGGGAAAAAATCGGACTTTTAGAAGGTCTTGAAGGCAACGTAAAAGAAAACTGTGCTCAGTTATTTGAGAACCAGTTGTCACATATGATTAATGAGTCGTCAGATTCATCAAACAGTGGACAATTCGAAACAGTTGCATTCCCTGTTATTCGTAGAGTATTTGCTAAACTTTTAGCAAATGACATCGTGTCTGTACAGGCACTTAACTTACCGATTGGTAAATTGTACTACATCAATCCAAAAGCAAGTGTTAGAGTTCTTAGTGATACTCAAACAACAACTGCAGGTAAATTACATACATCACCTAACGGTGCGTATCATAATGCTGCAACTCTTGCTAATGCTTCGAGTACACAGTTCGAAACAAAATCATTGTATGATGCATTCTATGCAACAGAATACAATGAAGAAGGTACTTCTTTATTTGACCGTTCAAAAGGTTCAATGCAGGTAGTTACTGGCGCAACAACTGGTGCTTCTTACGTAGTTGGTGACAAATTCTTAACAAGAGTTCTTGTTGGATTTAGCACTACAGACCAAGGTAAATTGGTAGGTCCAAAAGGCGTTCCAGTTGATACCGAATCATTCCTTGCAAGTTTGAGAATTACTTCTCCAATAAACTTGACTGCTCCTGCTCCTTATGCAGACCAAACCATTCATGGTGGAACACCTGCAACTGGTGATGCTGTTCCTTTCAACGTAAAAGTTCAGAAATACGGACAAGCAATTGTTGACAACACAGGTAGAATCTATCTTATTCTTGATTTACAGTACGCAGGTACAAATGGTTATCAGGCATTGTCTGGTACATCTGCTACTACCTTCCAGTATGCATATAGAACATATGATGACCTTGAAGAAGATTCAAGAATGGCTGAAGTTACATTCCAATTAGACCAAGTTACTGTTTCTGTTGAAACACGTAAAATGCGTGCTATGTGGACACCTGAATTAGCACAGGACGTTAGTGCATTCCATAACATTGATGCAGAAGCAGAACTTACTGCATTATTGTCAGAACAAATGGCTGCAGAAATTGACCGTGAAATTCTTCGTGACCTTAGACGTGGTGCTGCTTGGACTGCTCGTTGGGACTATAATGGTCTCCGTAAAGGAACTAACACTTATTATGGTGTACAGAAAGACTGGAATCAGACATTGATTACAAAAATCAACCAGATTTCAGCACAGATTCATAAAGCAACCCTTCGTGGTGGTGCTTCTTGGGTTGTTGTATCTCCTGAAGTAAGTGCAGTATTCGATGACCTTGAATATTTCCATGTAAGTAATGCTTCTCCAGAACAGGATAAGTATAACATGGGTATCGAAAAAATCGGAACTCTTAGTGGACGTTATCAAGTATATCGTGACCCATATGCACCTGCTAACACAGTGTTAATAGGACATAAAGGAACAAGTATTCTTGAAACAGGTTACATCTACGCTCCTTACGTACCAATGCAGTTAACCCCTGTAATGTACAACCCATTCGATTTCACACCGATTCGTGGTATCATGACTCGTTATGCAAAGAAAATGGTGCTTAACCGTTACTACGGTAGAATTTTCTGTGATGGTCTTCA